GGCATACAGAAGTTCTCCCGGTGTCTTCACTCCATAAGAATCCTGTAGTTCCTTATTGTAAAGATCCGGTTCAACAATGCTCTCTGCGATCAGATCATTGATATATGCCGTTGTATCCAATTTTGGACGGAACATATTCGGCTTTCCAACTACCGGAACATCTTTTGTATGGCCCTCACGCATTGTTTCATTTCGCTTTGATGTAATCGGACGAAACTCAAACTCCAAAGGATTGCCATTTTCGTCCACAAAAGCTTTCGATGGTGCATACTTCCCGTTCTCTCTTTTAATTTTGTTTTTTGCTAAAAATCTGCTTAAATTTGACATACATTGTCTCCTTTCTTCCTATAAAAAATCCCCTCATGCCAGACACATAAGGGGCAATATTACGCTGCAAGTCCAATAATTTCTTGAAACTCTTTCGGCATATCAAAATCATCAAATGTGAAGCTAACATCCTCGTCCAGATATGAGTCAGAAGATGCATCAAATTTCGCAAGCACTCCACTGTCAATGTTGCACTGTAAAAGAGTGATTGTCTGAGATCCTGCAGCACTGGATGGATCATCATTCGTGATCTGAATTTCGAAATAGACATCCTCACCAGTGTTTTTAAAATCAAGCATCATTTTACGGAAAATGCTCGTATTATAATGTATTGTACAAGATCCGGTTCCTTCCCATGATACCGACTTATTTCCCTTTCCTGTCTTGCCAAGAGTTGGAACCTTTGCCTTGTTCTTCTTGAAATTCGCTTCAAGCTTGATTGCGGTCATCAGATTGTATCTACGTTCACCAATTGTCACGTAGCACTCTGCAAGAGCTGCAGAGATAGAATCCTTTGCAAGCATCACATTATTCATTTATACTTCACCCCCTTATTTCACTACTGTAGTCATGTACATAATACTCATGGCATTTACAACTTCAACCGTATTATTAACGACTACCGATTTCTTTGATTCTCCCTGTTCCACGGTGACATTATCCCGCTTGAAATTCTCAATAGCCCGCAAATTCTGTAATTTTTCACGGATCTCGCACAGCCCACTTTTCAAGCTGTTCCGCCCTGGATCATCATTTGGGAACTTCCCACGGAACCGTGTCTTAAAGAGCAGTGCATCATCATTTGCAAGCTGGTCTACAACCCTGATTGTCTGATTGTCGCAAAAAAATTCGTTGCAATCTTCCGTGATGGTTATGTGTGTATTGATATCACTTAGAATCTCAATTTCATCATCATTTCTATCAAACACAAGCTGCCCCTTTTTGATATAATCTTCCAGATCATTGTCAATTGGCTCAATGGAAAATTCACCATCGTACACTCTGCCCTCGCAGGACTTATTCACCGCAGTGGAGCATTCCACCCCGGTAAGCCAATATACAGCGGATGCTTCCGGCCAGCCCTCGTCCGTCGTTTTATTCGGTGTGGAAATAACTCCCATATAGTCAGCATCCGACTTGTAAAGCACAAGCTGAAACTTCTTACCAACTTCATCACGCATACGCTTTACATATGCCACATACAGCCTCTTGGTCACCTCATCTGTAACCACAACGCCCATCGTATTAAATCCGTAGGCTTCTGCCTTTGCCAGATACTCCGCATGCGCATCGCCATTGACGACACCATTCGTTCCACCAGACAGTGCTGCCGATGCAACTGCTGCAAGTTCCAACGTATCTGTTTTAAATGTCACAAAGTCATTATCTTTCAGATCAGCCGCTTTTTTTACATTCTGTACTTCAATTCTGGACGTATCAAGATATGTAGTTACATTCCACGACTCTGGATCATCCACGTCCTTTGCTATGGAGATCCTGATCGCATTGCCGCGTGTCCCCGTGTGCTTAGCTGTAGCATAATCATTGGACGCTTTTGTCCCGCCGCCGTTTAACCGGTATGCATACAGCACCAAGGTTCCGCCAGCAAACAGATCTCGCAGTCCTTTCATCTTATCGTCGGTATAACTATATCCGAATATCTTTTTCGAATACTTCTGCATATCCGCTGTAGTAACCTTAAAAACCGTATCATCCGGTCCCCAGTCAAGTTCCAGCGGCATTGTGGCAATACCACGGTCAGACAATGCCGCAGATGCAATCCCCGCACTTACGACATTGATATACGCGCCCGGAAGCACTTTGTTCTGGGTTATCCATGTTCCTCCGCCAAATGCCATTTACTTCACTTCCTTTCTCAGATAATCACCGGTGATCTTATCCACCTGCGCAATCGTATATGTTTTTCCATCTTCCAGCAACGCTTCCAGCAGATCCCGCTGTTTCTTATAGCGTTTGGATTCTGCCAGCTGCTGCTTTGTAAATACATCCGCAGATACCTGTGGTTTTACTTCTGTATTTGTTTCACCCATATCGCACCTATCCTTTCAAATGTAATACTGTTGTCATAGTTTCCATAAGAGGAGCCGGAGTCTCTACCTTGCGGACGAAATAATTGTAATTTACAAAGAAATTCAGCACTCCGTCTGTAATCTCATGATGCATGTCCGTCCCTCGTATCGGCCTGTCTGCATCCAAAGGCGTAGTATTCTCCAACGCCCATAACATACGATCAGCTACATCGCGGCATTCACTATTCGGATTGTCCTCCGATTTCGGGAAATACTGTATACAAAATGGATTGTCCATCAAATACCGTTTGGATGGGAAATCTGTCTTGGATGGATTTAAGAGGGTAATAAAAAAGCAAGGCTCTTTCAAGTCCTGCTTTATTTCCTCTGTATAAATTTCATAATCATCCCCAAACTCTTGGTTCAGGGCAATTGCTATCCCGGCTATCACGTTGTTAAGCATTGAATGTACCTCCCAAGAACTCTTCCAGTCTCTTTTCCAGTAACCCAGGAGCCATACGTTTGATTTCATTTTCGGAAATAGTCATCATAAACTGCCCTTTAACCCATCCGTTATGGTTTGCTGTTCGATGTCCGAATTCTACAAAGCTCGCATACTCAGTTGGATTCATAATTTTAATGGTGTACTGGTTCCCTGATTTTGTAACTTGAATGCTATCAACAGCCGCCTGTACTCCTTCTTTATTACCTGCAGTCCACCCTCTTCGAAGGGTACCACCAACCTTGCCTGTACTTGCTGGATATTTTCCTACAGGTGTCCTTTTGATTACCTTTGTGAGCAATCTGGCCGCAAGTTCCTTTGCACATGATTCGCAAAAAGAATTCCTTGTATCCTCGCGGCCTGCCAATCTATTCAAATTTTCCTGAAACTTCACCAGTTCCCGCATATTCACGCTTCCCATCCCCATCATGCATACCTCTCTGATAATTGCAACACAATCTCCTGATGCGTCGGATATACTGCTGCCACACTGCCGCATTCATACGTCCGTGTTCTTCCAGCCTGTGTTACTGTAATCTTTGCTCCCGGCTTGATCTGCACGTCCGGAGATAAAAACAGCTTTGTGACCTGTGCCGTCTTTGCTGCTGATTCCGTCTGATCCACTGCACTAACACTGGAATATGATAAGCGGCATGGTTCATCTTCCAATACCACCACATCTTTTTCTGTTGTAATTCTGGTTTTTGGATCTTTCAATTTCTGATGCTCCATAACCGTACATCTGCCATCATATGTGGCTTCTTGGGCTTTCCTTGCAAGTGCCTGTGCCTGTTTGATTGCATCCGCGATCATTTCCACGCCACCTTCCTGTATCTGTTTAGTGAGGACTTATAATTTTTCAGCACCGTGTCCTTGAAATTATTATCAACATACTGTTGGAAAGATGTAGAGGTATCTCCCTCAGAGATAGAAGAAACCGTTCCAACTGCTGCCGTCTCACTTCCAATATTCTCATTCCGGTACAGATCCATTGCCATGCGGTAGCCGGTATTCACAAGTCCATCCGGCATTTCCTCCACATGGCAATAATTCTTTATGATTTCCTCTACGTCCGCAATGACAAATTCAAGAATCACATCCTTGGAATCATCCTCAATTCCAAGAAGTACCTTTAACTTTGCCAGCTCCATAGGCTTACCCGATCTTGTGTTTGATAGCCACGATTCTAAGCTGCTTCTGCTCATATACCGGCTTCCAGTTCTCTGCCATTGCAAGTTCTGCCCTAGTTGGAGTTTCCACATGCCCACGTTTTGCACCAGTGTATGCAATTCCTCTCGGATGCAGGATAAACGCTTTACGGTTAATCAGATAATCCACACCGCCACCTGTCTTCTTGTCACGATCCGTCTCAGTAGCTACATGACCGACCGGAGAACCATTACCATAGGCAACCGCTCCATTGCCAAAAAGATATGTTGTGTATACTCCATCTTCAACCGGGCAGCCATCATCCACGGTCACACGTCTTCCCTGGTAAGTATCAAATTCCACATCGGTAGAATCACGCTCGGTCTCAATCAGATTCAACTTTTTCAGATAAGACTTTGTTGCAGAGTGCATCGCCACACCAGTAAGCTGTGCCTGTGCATCTCCAAGCATCTGACACGCGTCAATAAATGCGGATGCGCTGATCTTCTTTGCTGCATCTGTCTTTCCTGTGGACAGATCGAGAATATGATCCGCCATTCTGGTCTCTGCTTTCGGTGTTCCGCTTGGATCTGCCGTGGTGGTTCCAAACACCCCCGCAAGAATCGCAATCAATTCTTTCTGCATATCGCGCGCCCAGTACTGTGCCACCAGATCACCGATCGCTTTCATCGGGTCCGCTCCGGCAAGTGCTGCGGACAGGTTAGTTGCTGCCCACATCTTCTGACGAAGGATTGTGGTGGATACATCTTTGTTAGAACCGATCTTTGCCGGTGTCATTTCTACATCCTCAAGTGTTGGCTCGGATTCTCCCTGTAAATCCTCAAAAAACGGCATATTGTGTGTCCTTGCCGCCTCAGATGCCAGTGTATCAAATTCCGGGCTGTTTACCACGATCCCCGACTGGAAAAACGCGGACAACTCCATTGTTCTGTTGATTACATACCGGTTAAACAGTTCCGGTACGATCACGTCTGCAATTTTTGTAATTGCCATAAATCATCTTCCTTTCATACTGTTATAATGTTACTCCGGCGGCTGCGGCCAGTGCCTTTGCCTGCTCCGGATTGGATTTTAAAAGTTCACCCTGTTTGGTCAGATTGAACGTCTCTTTTGCAAATGGGTTCGCAGTTCCGGCTCCTCCGGTACCGCCCTGTGGATGATATGGTGGTTTCTGCTGTTCCTGTTTGAACAGATGCGCCATTACCTTATCTTCCTTATACGGTTTTACTGCATCCTCTACACCAACCGGTTTACCTTCCTTGTCAAATGTGAACTTGTCAAGCCCACCAGCTTTGTAGATCAGATAATCCGGATCAAGCACGCCCTGTTTTGCAAGGGAATCTTTCAGCGCGTAGGTCTTTGTGATCTGCTCATTGGCTGTCTGCTGCTTTTTGAGTTCTCCCTGCAAATTGGTAATTGTTGTCTGCAGCGTCTCGTTGTCTGCATTGTTCTTTTTTAATTCTCCAATCGTAGTATTGAGCGTTTTGATCTGACCGGCAAGATTCTCTTTTTCTGCCACGGCGGTATCATACTTACCTTTGTCAACATACTGACCAGATCCAAGATCTGCGATTTTCACCTGCTTCTCCTTATTCTCCGGCTTTCCGTTATAGGCATTGACGGTATCAGACACCTGCTTATAGAGATCCTCGCCTAAAATGTCTTTTAAAAATTCCATAGTTTCCTTTCCTGCACCGTTTTTAAGCGTGGTGTCTCCACAGCAGTATGCAGTTTTGATGCCATGCATAAGGGCAAATTGCCGCAGTTTAAACGTCATAAGGCTTTCGGACAATATAAAAACAGGACTGCCGGAGAAACTTACTTAGCGTCACCTCTGCGCTGTTTGGTTCATAGATTTCCGGTTGCCCTGTTATTATTGATTTTGGGTATGAAAATACCACCATATCATTTCTGACTGGTGGTAACTTTCAATTTTACATTTCTATCATTTTCCGGATCAGTTCCAAATCAGTCACTTCAAGTGTTACTGTTCCTTCCAACGGATCCATATCTTCAAAGCGAAGTCCTGAGAAGATCAATCTTTCACAAGACTGCTCTCCCTGCACATCTCCGACTGCTTCATATACTTTTCCGGTATTAAATGTATCATCTGACTGATACTCAATATTCTGGCATAAAATAAAGGATGCATAGATTTTCTTTTCACCTTTGCATCTTCTCCCAAGGATAGGTGCCATACTCTGGTGCTCTGTGATCTCTATTTTCCCAGCAAATTGTGCAAGTGGAAATCGTCTGCCAGCTGTGATCACATTCAATGATGCGTTTTGAACATCTAATGTTTTTATAAGTTTCACCATACTATCACCCCTGCTTTTCTTCAAAATGCGGACATTTTACATTTTTTCCATTCCAAATTTCAGATGGAAGATTTTTGGGATAAGCATCACAATATTTTGAAAAATCGTTTCTTGAGCCTCTGTATTTACTGCAGTTCAAACATACGCAAAACAGATTCAGCTTATATCTATCTATTTCATATGGTTTATATTTGCTCATGACAATTACCGCCTTTCAAATCTAGGTTTGACATTATATAGTTCATACAATCTTTCCCAAGCAGCCTCTCCAAGTAATATGATCGCATCCACTTGTTTCATTCCATGT